TCAAAGCCAACAATATAACATGCATTATCTTGTTGGTGACTAAAAAAAACTGTGATTTGAAATGCAACGTAAGTTATGATATATTTTTGCACGCCTCATAGCGCGAAGCGCGTGAGATTGTGCTTTATACTCGACTCGTCAAGGTTAAGCAATTTTGTGATTTTTAATTGTCTCTACCACAACCATATTACACTTATACAATAATATAAGTAGATGTACACCTAGAAAACACTCAAATTAAACCATCTTTTACTTTCTAAAATCATTTCATGTAGCTATTTTAAAAAAAAAAAAAACATTTTGAAAAAAATTTTACGTAGACGTCCGGATGTCACCCCATCCCCCACGGAAAAAGTATATATTCTGGAATATATTCTGAAATATATTCCAGAATATATCCGAGAATATATTCCGAATATACCCCGTTTTGCCCGAGGAATATATTCCGGAATATATGGGCATGCACTCACTTGTATTCCGTTTTACTCAAAATTTTTCTCTGGTCTATAGTCTGGTCTGTCGTCAGATCTATAGTCTGATCCATCGTATATATACTGAATATATTCAGGTATATATAATTTTGAAATATATTCCTTGGGCAAAACGGGGTATATTCGGAATATATTTAGAATATATTCTCGAATATATTCTAGAATATATTTCAGAATATATTCCAGAATATATACTAGAATATATACTTTTTCCGTAGGGGATTTTAGATGTACCAACGATTACTTCCGAACAAATTGATATTTCAAGACTGGACCGTTTTTATTAGTTTAAGAATGTGATGAACTAGGTCCTTATTTCATATCAGTAGCATAGTTTACGTATTTTTTTTTTAAATTAAATTTTTATTAAAATTCTCTATGATACCCCTGAATAAAAAAAAGTATTGAGACAAAGAAAAAAATATTGAAAAGTATTGGATTGACTAAAAAACCAATTCTTTTCAATACTTTTTTCTTTGTCTCAATACTTTTTTTTAATCAGGGACAACCGTACAAAGACAAACGAATTTTTCTAATTTGTCACGTGAAAACTATGGCGCCACTTGATCAAGCTAGATTTTTTTAGACTGCGTGCGCATATAACAAGAAAAAAGGGCGCTGATATTAAAAAAAAAAAAATACTCTGTAAGAAATTACTTAATTATAATTTTTTTTTTTTTTTAATCAATTACACAATTTATTTTTTCTTAAAAAATGAATGAGCGTTATGAGGCGTGCACTTTTGGATTTTCCAAACTTTTTATACTTATGGGTTTTTTTTACTAAAAATCCGAGTATTACTTGAGAAAATACAACTGAGACAATAGCCATAAAAAATTATAAATTTGAACTAATTTGTTTGAAATTTTGTTGAACATATGCGACATAGTCTTTACAACGACAAAAACTTCTCTTCAGTCAGGAATAAGGAAACTTTAACAAGTAAATTTTTGCTGTATATGTTAGTTTCTTTTGTTCAGGATTTTTGTTCATTATTTGAAAAGCTATATTATTTTGACATAAATAAACAAACAATCCGACCTTAACATGTTTATTAATCACTAACAATGCAGTCTTTTAATTCACCAGGTGATATTAATTGAGTAAATAAAGTTAGCGATAGAAATAAATCGATTGACTCATGTTTTTAAAGTTGTAAAGATAATAACAATTTATGAGATTGTGTAATTTTCAATGCAATTTACCTACTTTATTATGATGCGCATGCAGGCGGTTTACTTATAAGCTGTACGACCAACTCTAAATTGTATTTAAGCGCTCTAAATAACATCGTATCAACCTAAAGAAATCTAAATGGAACAACAAACAAATATTCTGAATTGTGTTGTACGGGAATCAAAATTTTTCCATCTCCGGCAACTTTCAAGATCAGAACTGTACCTTGTCGAGTATAAGCAAATGTATGAAAATTCCTATACAACCTCTCCTTCACTGACTAGCAAACGTTGCAATGTAGAAACTTAAAAAAAAATGTGATTTTTTTTTCTATTTACTAATCGGTTGCTGTACCAAAAGAATTGTGATACCATTTCAGCCTCCAATTCTAGGATGAATAAAAGGCTATTTATATAGGCTATTCATCGACGCCTGAAAGAAAATATAACTTACTCATGTTTTTCAACATGTGCGAACACATAAATTCAAGGCGCTAAACAAATACAATAGCGTAATGAGTGAAGACGCAATGCAACGTCTTATGAGGTTTGTTTATACGCCGTTGTTTCTAAGCAATGACATAAATAATGTTGGATCTAAAAGGTTAAGTTTTTTTATTGTTCAATGACATTGAAACCATCTTTTTATAGTAAAACACACGGTAAAAATGTATCATAACAATATAAAAGCTTACAAATCTTAGACATGTAGACATTTTTCCTATTACGGTTCTGCCAACATTCAAGTAAGGCTGAAATTCTTTGAATGAGATTCATAATAATACTACTCTTGCGCTCGTAACAAAAGCTTTCCAAAGTTGCGCACTCTCTGTGGTCAACAAAATACATTCATTCAATGAAAACTCATTATTTTGATTACACATCCAAAACGCTCATTAAGTAAAGAAAAGTTCACAGGAAGCGCTAACTCGACCTGGCGCTACAACGTTCGAGATGACATCAAACAATCCTATGCTTCAGAAGTTTTGGAACTATTCATATCTTTATCTTACATGTTTCGTACATTGATATAAAGTAAACAGATGATATCAACTGTTTTTTTTTATTATATGTAGATATGCTGATTGGCACCTATAAGTTAACATATCCAAAAAAACATTATTCTTATCTTACAAACAAGGATTACAAAATCAACATTTTTGTGAATATCAAACATCAAAACTACGTCTCACTTTCTCGTTGTTTTGGTATTAGACGGCATGCCGCCACCGTTCACGGCCGCGGCTACAAAACATACATCGATCGTTCTATTTTCATCCAGGCCGTTAGAGTCGCACATTAGTATTGCCTGAAAACTGAAGTGAGTATGAATGATTCAAAGTTTTATACTTCGTTTTCATGTTTTAAAACATCAACATCTTTACTTTTTGCGTTAATATATGACGTTGTTTTAGGACAAACTGTCTGAATGGTTCTTGAAGTCATTGTTCCTCAAGAATGGCAAGTATTGCCGGAGGCAACCTTGAGAACAGAGCTACTTTATCTTATCACAATTCAAGAAACTCAGCGAGCAACAAGTGCTTTTGGTGTCTACAATGGCGTGACAGCAAAGTCATTAGAGTTTAACGGTTATCTATGGTTCAAGAAATTAAATGACTTAAATGAAGAACCTGACTTCAACATTTATGTGCTGTTGGAAATACCGTTTATCCCATCTTCTTCAATTCAGGATGACGACTCCACCTGTTCAGAGTGTGACTCAGAACAATTACTTTCTGATGACGAACCTTGTTCTACTTGTGATGAGTAGAGCCAGGAAGTTGGGGCAAATTAACAAAGTGTACAGTGTACAATCAACTTGTTACGTCAACATAGCCAAACGGAATTTAAATGAATTAATGCAATAGATTACAACAAAATGCGAAGATTCATTCATAACTATTTAAAAATAAACCGCCTTTTTATAAGGAATGTTTTAATAAATAATTAATGTTTATTATGGACTGCTATTTCATTTAAAAATTCAATGATATTCATTATAAGGAGCATGTTTTTAAGTACCGATTAAGAACAGGAATATCTCTAAAAACTCAGCTCGGATTAGAACTTTTGTACTTATTAATCATACACATTTAAAACATCGTAGTTTTATCGACTTTTTTTTAAATGATAATTGCTTGCGTCGATGTTCTATGGTCTTTTAATTTACATCATGAAGTAAGAAGTAACAACGAGTAGTATTCAATATTTATTTATTTTCTTATTGACATTTAAAATACATGATGAATTGAGATAAATAACATACACTGCGCATCATAAAACACACAATATTCCGTGCTACGCGGTGCCAAAAGTGAAATATGTCAGGGGTTTATTTTTTAAAATTTGCTAATGAGCTGTATTGTCACCCAAAAGGTCATCGACTTAGTATCACCGTTCATTCAGGACGGTAATTAACTTTCATTTGTTCTTCTGTGACATAGCAGAGTTATTGAAAACTCACCCATGCCATAATTGGCCACTTAGGTACCGCGTCGTTTATACACGTCCCCAACGCATAATTGACAGCTGCTATCAATTGCTCTAAATTCAACGTACATCATAGTCCTTATATGATAAACGATTAAAATTAATGATACTGAATTTGAAGTGAAGGTCACGACGACGACCAACCTAGTAGTATGACATCATAGCGTAACCAGTTCCTGTAACAAAAAATAGAATACTATTTTAAAATATACAAGCAATCCATGAGGTTGAACACCTTAAGCAGTTGTATGAGATTATTATCGCAGTCACGTTATCAACTTACATTGTTTAAAGCTGCACAGCTACCTCGACGCACGTTTAAAACGGATTCTGTCCCAGCAACTATGTTTGCGTTCTCGAGATACTCTGTAAAATATTATAATAATTACTAACACATTTAGAGAATTACTCTAACCATGTGATAATTATCAACGTACCGCTTAAGCCACGAACGATGCTGATTAGCGCTGTTTTTGTTGCTATTTAGAACCGATAAGACTCTCCTCCTGTACAAAATAAATTACTTTTAAACCCATTGAAAACAACCAAATATTATCAGAACCAAATAATGAAAGCTAGAGACTCACCGCAACTTTAGGGAACAGAAATAACGATATATTTGATCGACATGTCCTACAGTGCGTTGAAGAGGAGGAGGAGACCATATAGCAGGACTCAAAGTACTTCCGCTGGTAATTTCAAGTCTAATAGCTCCGCCATCTTCTGGTACTACAATGTCGTAAGCATATGCACCAATAATTTCTCTGGAATCGAAAACAAACAAACAATTTTTCAACACTCTGATTTGTCAGTTTCAAGCTTAAATACTTACTTTTTTGCGACTCTTTCAAAAACATAATACACCCCTCCTGGGGGGCTGTAACGAATCAATCGCGTAGGAACATCATTAATCCGCACAATAGGACTTGAAAATTCAAACTGTTCAATAATCTTTTCCACTAGATTCATTAAAAGCACTTCCGCACGAGCAGGCCATTCATTTAGCACCATATAGATAAGGTCTAATCTTTCATGCATGATAATTGCGTACTGGTCAAACATTTTGAACACTTGACTAAGTTTTGTCTCGGTACCCGAATGTATGAACAATTTAGCCAAATCGCCGGCTTTTTATACCCTCCCGCAACACTGCGTGTGATAAAACACATGTATAGATATTATTAGATCACATTGCCTACGCGTGACAGGAATTTTCACGCGTACCTGTCACTGTTTGCGATTGTAATTTCAGTGATTGATATGTTTATTTACCTGTGCAAATTGGGTGTCGAAAACATCTCATTTCTAAATTAACCTGCAATTAACATAATGCTGACACGAAATTTTAATGAGTAATTAACGCGCGTTGTAACTATCATTATGAGGAAAAAAAATCAAGCTACTTGGAATTATCAGTCGGAATAGGATGTTTTTAATTGTCGTATCAAATTAATGCTTTATTAAGCAACTAACGAAGATATAAGCTTGACATGCGAAGTAGCAAAATACCTACATATTTACATATAAACGGACCGTTATTTATAAAGAATTAACAACATGTCATAAAAAATAATGTACACAAATGTGTTTGACGTATGTGATAATTACTTTAGCACGCAAACTAGCGATACTGTCAAAAGAAATTGATAAACATTTAAATATACCTACATAAATTGTTTCACGGTCAACAAAAATTTACGTGAGCGAGCTTTATTGAAATAATAGACTGCCATTGTATACTAAAGAAAGCATATATCCGCAAGCATCAAAATCCGATATGATCTAGACTGATTGCCTTGATTTTTGAAGTAAAAACAGCAATCAACGAAATGGACTAACTCCTTACTCATAGGATGGCAACGACCGTAAAGCAAACAATAACACCTCGTTTTGTAACCCTGACCATACACAAGGTCGAGAGTGTAACGGCCTGAACCAAAATATTGCGTAGTTTACAATGTTCATTGTTTTTACTGACGTCCTCTAGAAACTTAAAAGCACGTGAAGATGAATATTTATAAAACTCGTTGTCATAAGTCATTATTTACTGTTTCATTTGTTGAACGAGAATAGAATTCATTGATTCGACAAAATAAGGGCCAATCCGACCTAACTCAACACTCAACACCTTTCACGTTATCGCGCGCAAACAAAATTATAAACAGCACTGTAGTTGCCGATGATTAGGGTTGCAGTCAACTAGTCAGACTGACAACATTCCGAATTAATAAATTAATAGAACTTAGAAAGTAAATATTAAATGTAATTTAAAATAATTAATTTTACAAATTTTAAAATTCCGAAAAATATAGTCTTAAATAAAGAAAATACTAAAGCTATATTAATAGAATCTTTCAAAGTCACAAAGTCTCAATAAGTTAAAAAACATAACAACGAAAATTTGTACATCAAAATGAATGAACAGACGAACACTCATTTAGCCGAAAAATGTATATAATTTTATATTCAGATTAAAAATTTTTTTAAATTAATTATTTTAATTAATTTTAAATTAATTAATTTTTTAAAATGAATTTATTTTAATTTACAAGCATGCATATAAAACACTCAAATTTCATGCTTGTAAAGGTGGACCATCTAAGAAAGATTTACAATTTCTTAGATGAGTAATTAGTAATTTTCGGCCAAATCATTATTCGTATAGATGAGTATTCGGATGAATATACGTCGGAACGAACCTTTCTCGAAATCAAATTAATTTTAACTCTTGAGGAATATAAGACTTATATTTACTTATATTCGATAACTCGGTGTTTTATAATTTACAAAATTGTTATTCGGCTGGTATTCTATTTAAGCTAATGTATTTTATAAACTTTGAATGCAGCGGAATTTTAAATTTTCTAGAGTTTTAATAATTCGGAATGTTATCGATCTGACTGGTTGACCGCAACCCGATGATTACATCACCTTACGTAACTACTCGGCATTATCTTATGGCCTTGAAACAACAAACGCTTTTATGAGCTTGTAGATAAATAAAGCGATGTAAAACGTGTCTTATCTAACTTGTTTATGCAATGTTTGTTTATGTAGGGAAATTAGGGCTATTAAGTACCATGAGTTTCTTTTTCTTATAAGGAAACAAAATTTTGTCACGCTCTTTTGGCTAATAGGTAATTGAATTACAATGGGATACTGCACTTCTCATTATCTAATATTGTGCGTGAAAACCAAGGAAGAAAATATTAACTATTTACAGCCGTATTGTCACATAGGGAGTATTTATGATCTCATAGAGGAGTCGCTTTTCAATAAAAAAGATGCTGTTAAGATAATTTAATCTCTTATTAAAATGAGTTCTGATATTTACGCACGAGAACAAAAAACTGGAAATTATCTTTTTCATATTGCTGTCAATAAAAGAAAATATTAATTAGCTGAGTGGTTTTGTCGAGAATCTAGTGTCATTGGTGGAGCCATCAACTACATGCTTCCAACCCCGTATCATCTGGTGTACTATGCTTATGGTGAGAAAAAGATGGATCTTCTAACAATGAGAACCAACGGTGCCGCCTGTGACGACCCTGTGAATGGTGAAACGTCTGATGATGAATCTAATGTTTGTATATTCTATTCGTAGATTAGACTATTCGTAGATTATGTTTGACGTAGGTGTGATTTATAACTTACTCTAGGCAATTAGTAAGATAGCATATTACGTGTGTGATTACAATATCGACACGCTTTTATGCTTACAAAAACAGATTATTCGCGAAAGGACCTAACGATAACCCTGACCTTCAGTGAGAGATATTAATTTCAATACAAACGTATGTGGGAGTATTTATAAACCCGTTGTATGAGTCGTTGATCAGTTGATGTCATAACTTATAATTCACAGTCGTTTTAAGCACCGAAATATTCCACTTAAGTAAAATTTGTGTTGAGATATGTGGCCATCGGAAAACTTTATCTTTCCTGGTGAACACAGCCGCGAGGGTGAAAATATTCTTCACTATTTGTGCCGTAATGGGGGAGTAGTTGACTTGTTAAATTACAAAAACGCCATCATTGATGAAAACAGATACTTAGTAACAGAATACAATTCCCAAGGACAACAATGTATCCATATTGTTGCCCGTGAAGACAAAATTGATCCCAGAAAAAAATGTAGGCGTTTAATGGAATGGGGTGCAGATATCAATGCAAAGGAAAGCATTAATGGTGATACACCTCTGCATATTACTGTAAAAACAAAGAACTACGAGTTGGCTGAATGGCTGTGCCGGCAACCCCAAGTAAACATAGAAGCTCTAAACTACGCTCAGCAGACTCCATACCATCTCGCTTACAAGTGTAATGACGCTAAGATGATGACCATTTTGCAAGAAACCGCAGCACAACGGAAAAATTAACGGAACACAGTTTCCTGTTCACCAATTCCTGGACTGAAGGCCAACAAGATCCATATGCTTCCAGACATCATAATATCTTCCAATGGTGGCAGAGGTAGTGATATGTAAATATTCAATTGTATAGGTATACGCAACATAAAGAGGTAGTTTTAGAGAATTTTTTACGATATTTTGTATGTAAGCTAAATATTGTCATAAAATAAAAAGAAAAATTTATACTTAGATTAAGAATATAGTGGAAAAGGATAAGTGATAAAATTAAGATCGATAATAAGATGATGTACAGCTAATTAACCAAAGAAATTGATAGACGTTTCACATCGTATATTGACAAATGTATGTAGTTATAACATGTAAGTTTTCTAAATTCTATTATATTTCCAGGAGTATAGTTGATGTTATTGAATTTAAATAAAATAAAGGGTAAGTGGTTATTCGTATTATTTTTGGATTAAAGAATTCCACTTTCGTAATTGTTGTCCATAAACACTCAAATTTATTATCATGTCTGTCGATTCGCTGGCAGCTTCCCGAAATAATGCGTAACAGCACTAGAATTAGATGATCATGTGAGACCAGTAACTAAATTTTTTAACAAATATAAATAATGCTGTGAAGCGGGAAAGAATAGGAGTTACGGATAATTATTACGTGAAGCGTTCCAACATTCACGTAACAGGATAATTGGTAGGAAAGGATTGAGAAAGGATTGTGGAGAGGATCATCTTAATGTGAGTTTATAGAATATGCGAGAAAAAATTATTAGATAGCTCGGACTGGGATAGTTGGCTGTTTTACAACATTTAAACAACTACAACTATAAATACTGTTTAGAGATTCGCAATTTTTTATATTGAAACAGGATATCAGTTCTTGCGAGAGACACGAATATAATGCCATCTAGCATAGTTGAGCTGAAACATACTTCCTTTCAAAATTCTAGAAACTAAAATCCTACATCAAAGAACTCTTTCTAGTGTGAACTTGAACAGTCCAATGTCATAATTCATTATTTATTTCCGTTGCTTTTATGGTTATATTTCATTAATTCGTCAATAAAAATAGTCAGTACTAACTATTCAATGAAAAAAAACAATAGCCGAGCCGAAAGGAGCAAATCTTGTACGTAAGTATCCCTTTACCTTTCGCAGAATATGATCAAAAACAAAATGTTCTTATCATCAAAATTGATCTAACTATAGTTAAAAAATATCTGCATTTGTAGCGACCAATAACTATTAAAAATTCATTCTTTCTGAAGCACTACTTTACATTGTTAATTACATCACAGTTATGAAAACAAAATCCACCGGTTATTTAAACAAAAGGTACGAACAGCATAGTTTTTTTTATATTAACTATAAAATATCAAAGCCAACAATATAACATGCATTATCTTGTTGGTGACTAAAAAAAACTGTGATTTGAAATGCAACGTAAGTTATGATATATTTTTGCACGCCTCATAGCGCGAAGCGCGTGAGATTGTGCTTTATACTCGACTCGTCAAGGTTAAGCAATTTTGTGATTTTTAATTGTCTCTACCACAACCATATTACACTTATACAATAATATAAGTAGATGTACACCTAGAAAACACTCAAATTAAACCATCTTTTACTTTCTAAAATCATTTCATGTAGCTATTTTAAAAAAAAAAAAAACATTTTGAAAAAAATTTTACGTAGACGTCCGGATGTCACCCCATCCCCCACGGAAAAAGTATATATTCTGGAATATATTCTGAAATATATTCCAGAATATATCCGAGAATATATTCCGAATATACCCCGTTTTGCCCGAGGAATATATTCCGGAATATATGGGCATGCACTCACTTGTATTCCGTTTTACTCAAAATTTTTCTCTGGTCTATAGTCTGGTCTGTCGTCAGATCTATAGTCTGATCCATCGTATATATACTGAATATATTCAGGTATATATAATTTTGAAATATATTCCTTGGGCAAAACGGGGTATATTCGGAATATATTTAGAATATATTCTCGAATATATTCTAGAATATATTTCAGAATATATTCCAGAATATATACTAGAATATATACTTTTTCCGTAGGGGATTTTAGATGTACCAACGATTACTTCCGAACAAATTGATATTTCAAGACTGGACCGTTTTTATTAGTTTAAGAATGTGATGAACTAGGTCCTTATTTCATATCAGTAGCATAGTTTACGTATTTTTTTTTTAAATTAAATTTTTATTAAAATTCTCTATGATACCCCTGAATAAAAAAAAGTATTGAGACAAAGAAAAAAATATTGAAAAGTATTGGATTGACTAAAAAACCAATTCTTTTCAATACTTTTTTCTTTGTCTCAATACTTTTTTTTAATCAGGGACAACCGTACAAAGACAAACGAATTTTTCTAATTTGTCACGTGAAAACTATGGCGCCACTTGATCAAGCTAGATTTTTTTAGACTGCGTGCGCATATAACAAGAAAAAAGGGCGCTGATATTAAAAAAAAAAAAATACTCTGTAAGAAATTACTTAATTATAATTTTTTTTTTTTTTTAATCAATTACACAATTTATTTTTTCTTAAAAAATGAATGAGCGTTATGAGGCGTGCACTTTTGGATTTTCCAAACTTTTTATACTTATGGGTTTTTTTTACTAAAAATCCGAGTATTACTTGAGAAAATACAACTGAGACAATAGCCATAAAAAATTATAAATTTGAACTAATTTGTTTGAAATTTTGTTGAACATATGCGACATAGTCTTTACAACGACAAAAACTTCTCTTCAGTCAGGAATAAGGAAACTTTAACAAGTAAATTTTTGCTGTATATGTTAGTTTCTTTTGTTCAGGATTTTTGTTCATTATTTGAAAAGCTATATTATTTTGACATAAATAAACAAACAATCCGACCTTAACATGTTTATTAATCACTAACAATGCAGTCTTTTAATTCACCAGGTGATATTAATTGAGTAAATAAAGTTAGCGATAGAAATAAATCGATTGACTCATGTTTTTAAAGTTGTAAAGATAATAACAATTTATGAGATTGTGTAATTTTCAATGCAATTTACCTACTTTATTATGATGCGCATGCAGGCGGTTTACTTATAAGCTGTACGACCAACTCTAAATTGTATTTAAGCGCTCTAAATAACATCGTATCAACCTAAAGAAATCTAAATGGAACAACAAACAAATATTCTGAATTGTGTTGTACGGGAATCAAAATTTTTCCATCTCCGGCAACTTTCAAGATCAGAACTGTACCTTGTCGAGTATAAGCAAATGTATGAAAATTCCTATACAACCTCTCCTTCACTGACTAGCAAACGTTGCAATGTAGAAACTTAAAAAAAAATGTGATTTTTTTTTCTATTTACTAATCGGTTGCTGTACCAAAAGAATTGTGATACCATTTCAGCCTCCAATTCTAGGATGAATAAAAGGCTATTTATATAGGCTATTCATCGACGCCTGAAAGAAAATATAACTTACTCATGTTTTTCAACATGTGCGAACACATAAATTCAAGGCGCTAAACAAATACAATAGCGTAATGAGTGAAGACGCAATGCAACGTCTTATGAGGTTTGTTTATACGCCGTTGTTTCTAAGCAATGACATAAATAATGTTGGATCTAAAAGGTTAAGTTTTTTTATTGTTCAATGACATTGAAACCATCTTTTTATAGTAAAACACACGGTAAAAATGTATCATAACAATATAAAAGCTTACAAATCTTAGACATGTAGACATTTTTCCTATTACGGTTCTGCCAACATTCAAGTAAGGCTGAAATTCTTTGAATGAGATTCATAATAATACTACTCTTGCGCTCGTAACAAAAGCTTTCCAAAGTTGCGCACTCTCTGTGGTCAACAAAATACATTCATTCAATGAAAACTCATTATTTTGATTACACATCCAAAACGCTCATTAAGTAAAGAAAAGTTCACAGGAAGCGCTAACTCGACCTGGCGCTACAACGTTCGAGATGACATCAAACAATCCTATGCTTCAGAAGTTTTGGAACTATTCATATCTTTATCTTACATGTTTCGTACATTGATATAAAGTAAACAGATGATATCAACTGTTTTTTTTTATTATATGTAGATATGCTGATTGGCACCTATAAGTTAACATATCCAAAAAAACATTATTCTTATCTTACAAACAAGGATTACAAAATCAACATTTTTGTGAATATCAAACATCAAAACTACGTCTCACTTTCTCGTTGTTTTGGTATTAGACGGCATGCCGCCACCGTTCACGGCCGCGGCTACAAAACATACATCGATCGTTCTATTTTCATCCAGGCCGTTAGAGTCGCACATTAGTATTGCCTGAAAACTGAAGTGAGTATGAATG